GAAACATTTTTCTCTCTTCGTGAGTAAAAAAGTTTTTGCCCCAGTTAGTCGCTGTACAGTATTTATATGCCATAGTTGCTTCCTCCTTTTTCTTGTTTATAAATCATAATTAACTTGTTGTCACCGATTTAATTTCAAAATCTGCCGCTGTAAATTCTTCTGTAACAGAACCAGGACCCGTGTCTCCACCAGCATATAAACTGTTTATTGCTGATGGTGCTGAAGATCCTCCACCTCTTGCAGTAGATAGATCTGCTACTTCAGTCCAAGTTGATCCATTCCAAGACTCTGTTGTTGCAGTTCTTGGACCAGGAAATCCACCAAAAGTTATAGATGATGTTGATGTTCCACCACCTCCATTGTAGTATTTAGCTGTGTTTAATTCTGCCCCTGCAGTCCAACTAGAACCATCCCATATTTGAGTAGTTTTGTAAGGAGATGCTCCACTTCCTGAATAAATCGATGCAGTGCTAGTTCCAACCATTGCACCACCTTTTCCCCCTGTTGACATGTCATTTACTTCTGTCCAAGATGAGCCGTTCCAAGATTCTGTGGTTGCGAGTAATGGCGTTCCGCTTTCTCCTCCAGCCGCTATAGCAGCAGTGGTTGTTCCACAATTTGCTAATTGACCTTTTGCTGCGTTTAAATTATTAACTTCTGTCCAAGAAGAACCATTCCATGTTTCTGTGTCGGCTGTTCTAGTTGACCATGGCATTTTTTCACCTGCCGCTACTAGACCTGCTGTTTGAGTTCCAGTGCAGGTTGCATCATAAAATGATCTAGCAGTATTTAAATCTGCTACTTCAGTCCAAGAGGATCCGTCATATTGTTCGTGATGAGCTTGTGCGTGAGGGGCACTAGGTGCCTGACCTCCTACACTAAATGCTGCTGTTTGAGTTCCACCACCTGCTGAACCATAATGTGTTGTATTTAAACTACCACCCGATGCCCATGTTCCAATAGGCGCTCCGCCTGAGTTTATAGTTTTAAATTGTCCTGTTGTAGAGTTGTAGTAAAAATCTCCAGCTATTCCATCAGTTGGATCTTCTGTACGGGTTTGAACTTGAAACCCCTTTATACCTTTATATTCAGACATAGCTATTATTTATCCTTT